TATGCTACGGTTTCTGGTGGCCAAACCAACACCGCATCAGGCACGAATGCTACGGTTTCTGGTGGACGACTTAATACTGCCTCAACCAGTCATGCTACGGTTTCTGGTGGCATATCTAACACCGCCTCGGGCAGTTATGCTACGGTTTCTGGTGGACGACTTAATACTGCTAGCGGAGCGTATTCCACAATTAGCGGTAGGGGCAATACATCATCTTCTGTTTATTCAACAGTAGGTGGTGGATATAGGAATGTATCTAGTACCGGTGCGGCAGCAACGGTTTCTGGAGGGTGGTTAAATTCAGCAACAGGGATTCACGCAACGGTTAGTGGAGGATATAGGAATACAGCAACTGGTCTTAGAGCTACTGTTTCTGGTGGACACAGAAACAGCGCTTCGGGATCGCATGCTACTGTTTCTGGTGGAAATGTTAACACCGCCTCAGCCACAGAGGCTACGGTTTCTGGTGGATTCTATAACGCCGCCTCAGCCACGGCCGCTACGGTTTCTGGTGGACGATATAATACCGCCTCAAGCTATGCTACGGTTTCTGGTGGCATATCTAACACCGCCTTAGCCAATTATGCTACGGTTTCTGGTGGACGAAATAACAAAGCAATAACAGGAACATATGTGGTAGTTAGTGGAGGATTTGGCAACACAGCATCTGGAACTCACGCTGTAGTTAGTGGAGGATTAGACAATACAGCAAGTGGAGCCCAAACTGTAGTTAGTGGAGGGGCTGCGAATTCAGCACTAAATACATATGGAATAATTAGTGGTGGACTATCAAATACATCATCTGCAACTTACGCGACAGTGAGTGGAGGGCAGTTATGTGTAGCAAGTGCTTCACATGGTTGTGTTTCAGGTGGAAAAAATAATAGGGCTGCTGGAAATTACAGTGCAGTTTCTGGTGGTGTAAATCATGTAGTGGCAGATAATGTTGCACTAGCCAATAATATTACAGCTAGTACAACAACACTAACTGTATTAAATGCAACCGCAGCAGATTTTGATAGCACCACATCCAATGCTTTGGAGATTAGATATACTAATGCTAACATACCTATTTTAATAACAAGAACGGTTAGCTCAGCAGTGCAGGATGGTGCCAATGTCACAATAACTACTACCACTGCTGTAGGACAAAATGCACAAACTTGGCAATATGTTAATGTTGTTAATATTGGAGAAACTCAGACTGCCAGTGTCAATAGCACTGTTTGCGGCGGAGAAAGCAATATTGTTAGCGGCAGTTATAGCACAATAGTTGGAGGACGAAATAATATAATTTCTGGCGATCACGCCTTCGTTGGAGGAGGAATTTACAATAAAGCAACTGGACATAGATCTACTCTTAGTGGAGGAAGAGAAAATACAGCAAGCGGTCTTTATGGAGTAATTTCTGGAGGAGAATTAAACACGGCATCTGGAACAAGAAGCTCTATCGGAGGAGGCTCCTATAATCAAGCAACAAATGATTATACAACGGTAGCTGGAGGAGCCTTTAATATAGCGTCAGGTCTTCGTTCGGCAGTAAGTGGTGGTTCGGGCAATACTGCCTCTGCATCATATTCATCAGTTTTAGGAGGCATTCAAGGTAAAGCATTTTTATATGGTTCAAATGCTCATGCGTCAGGATATTTTGCAAATGAGGGAGATTCAGAATATTTACGGTTAATTGCTCGAAATTCTACTACTAATAATACTGTAACAACATTGTTTTTAGATGGTTCATCTACTCGTTTAGTTATTCCTGCACAAACCACATGGACATTCAATATTTTAGTGGGGGCGTATAATACAACAGACAATATTAGTGCTGGGTGGCTTATTAAGGGCGTAATTAATAGAGATAATGCTAATAATACAACTATAGTTGGAACAACAACATATGAGAACTGGAAGGACGGCTCAATGGCCACTACAGATGCTACTGCTACAGCAGACAATACGAATGAAGCATTGCAAATTGATGTAACAGGAATTGCTGCTAAAAACATGAGATGGACAGCTACTGTAAATATCAACCAAGTTAGCTATGGAACCCCATAAGAACGGAGATAATTTATCAACGGCGGCGAGAAAACCCCTACTTTTCTCTGAACGAGAAAAGTTTGCCCTGTAGGGAGCGAGCGACCAAACAGGGCAAACCTCTTTAGGGTAGTGGGATGAGAGCCGCCATAGTAGAAATTGCCTACAACCTAACGCTGATCTAATCTGGTTTCCGCTTGCCCAATTAGAAACCCAGGAAAATGGGATAAAATTCAGCTTTTGTTTTAGAAAAATTGTTTAACGCAACTATATTAAGACTAAGAACTCTCGGAACGAGGGGGTAGCCGATTGCCCTGATGTAAGACCCATAAAATTTGGGCTATTGGTTGGATCGGAAGCCCCGACCTCTTTAGGGTCGGGGTAGTTGACTGTGTCAGTAACATTAAATTAAATGAAAGGTAAAAATGAGTATTTTAAATAGAGCAGATGCAGAACCAACGCCAGCATTTCGTGCAGCGAAACAAATTGTAAATCAGACAAAAAATAATTACAATTCTTTTGTTTCAGCTTTTAATGATGGATCACAGAATTTTTGGCAAAATCCACGAGCAACGCCACAAGAAATTGCGGTGGAGCTAGGAACAGATGCTAAAGAAGTTTTTGAGCTACATTACGCAATGGGTCAGTTTATTGCAACAATAAATCCAGATGCGATAGCTCCTGGACTTGGTGTAATAGGGCAATTCAATATTAATGAAGATGGAACCGTAACAATAACTTCATAATATGCATCCAAGAGATTATTCAAATATAAAAAGATTAACATACCAAGAACAAAATCCAAATTCTTGGAGTCTTGAAAATTTAGACATTTTATTACACTTAGATAGTTTCTGTCTAGGTGATACTATTTGTTTTTCATGTTTTCTTGACGATTTTGTTAAAAAATATAAACCAAAAAGTTTAAAAATATCAACTTTTTGGAAAGAAATATTTGATGAAAAATATCAATTTATTGATGCAACAACAAATGTTCATTTATATGTAGATAAATTAGTAAATATTGGATTTCATAAAGAAGAATTGAATCATGTAAGAAATGGAATGATTTGGGCAGTTAAAAATATAATGGGATTAAATCAAGATATTCCATTATTAAAACCTCCATTAAAAAAACTTGATTTAATAAATAAAAAGAAAAAAATTACAATAGCTACTGAATCATTAAAAAAAATAGCTAAATGGGATAGAGCAAATGGATGGGAAGAAGTAATAAAAACATTACTTAATGCAGGATTTGAAATTCATAATGTTTCTTATGAAAAGACTACGGAAATAGAAGGAGTGATATATCATGATAACAATAATGATATATCAGAAGCTCTTCATCACATAGCAGAATCCGTTCTTTTTATTGGGCTATCTAGCGGTCTTTCTTGGCTTGCTTGGTCTTACGATGTACCTGTGGTGATGATATCTGGATTTACAAAGCATTACAATGAATTTCCATGCTATAGAGTAATAAATGAAAGGGCGTGTAATGGTTGTTTTAATATATTAAAAAATATTAGTAATGAGTGTCCTTTGTTTTTAAATACAGAACGACAAAATGAATGTCATAATATGATTACTCCAGATATGGTGTTGACTCAAGTTGCAAATGCGTTAAAAGACAATTATCAAGTTTCATTATTGAATTTAATTAATCAATCCTAAATATATTAGGAGGAAATATGAATTATTCTTATGAAGGATCTGGTATTATAGAGATTTCAGGTTGTTCACAAATTTCTATAAAAAAGAATTTTATTATAGAATTTCCTCTAAGAACAAGAGTTTGGATTAAAGATAAAGCAAAAAAAGGTATTTTGGAATCAGTAGTAATTAAAAGAATAAATGCAATTCCTCCAGAAGAAGAATGGGCGACTTTGAACTATCAACCTATAATAAATTATGTTGATAGTTTTAATCGTGTTTGGCTAGAAGATGAATTGATTATAGAAGCTGAAGCTATAGATTTATCAACTGCATATTTTGAATATATTGACCAACTAACTCGTAGAAAATTCGAAGAAGATGGATGTGTGCCTTTCAGCCCGGAAGAATAGTTGTGAAACTACAATTCCCCCAATCGATATTTTTATTTGAAATATAATCTTTGTTTAAATCATATTCGGCACATATATTTTTACTTATTTCTTTTGTTAATTGAATATCTTTAAGTTGACAATTTGCTGTTCTAATTGAATTAGAATGAGGGATGCATGATATTAAAGGAGGGACAACAATTAATTGCAAATTGTTTTGCATTTTAGTGCGATACTGATAACTGACATCGTCATATCCCCATCCTAAATTTATATTTTCATCATATCCATTTACTGAATAAAAATGTTCTTTTCTAGCAATGATCATACCAGCGCAACCCATATTTCCATTAAAATCTTCGCTTTTAAAAGCTAAAACAATATTAGGATTCTTTGAAAAATTTTCTTCTATAAATTCACAAAATTTTTCTGGAATGGTTATATCACAATCTAAATTACAAAGTATATCTCCGGTAGCTTGCTTATGTGCTATATTTTTTGCATGTGCTGCAACCCAATACTGTGGATCTTCCGTTCTATAAAATTTAAATCTATCAAAATATTCACTAAATTCTTCTTTTACCCAATTTTCTATAGACTCAGAACTTCCATAATCCAACAAAATAAATTCAGCATTTGGAGCATTATTTAAATTTTTTTTATAAGTTTCTTTTAAGTGGAAAAGTCTATTCATGCAAGTTGTGCAAAAAGACACTTTCATTGCGTGCCCTTAAAAAATGCTACGAGGGAAGCTCGAACATGATCTCCAGCATCAGCATCAACTCTATTAATACTATGCCACAGTCCAGCTTTTGTTAAAACAAGTCTATTTGGTTTACAAGTAATATAATTTCCACTTCCGTAATAAGATAAAAATGTATCTTCTTCACGATGATCCAAATGAGGAGGAGGAATAGTATTGCAAGGTGGAGTTTTAGCCAAAAGAAGCTCTCCTCCCCATGTTGACGCCCATTCTGGATGAATATAGTAAATTCCAGCACCAAGATAACCAGTGTCATTATGCCAAGATAATTTTGTACCTCTTGGATACAGATAAGATCTCATGCTTATTTTGAGCCATTCTGGGACTACAGAAGGATGTTTTTTTGCAATTTCAGAAAACATCTTATATATAAAGTCCATATAATTATTGTAAGGTGCATTTGAAGAATCATATTCTATTCCTCCCATGCAATTTCCGTCACTTAATCTCCATACTTTTGACCAACTTCCAATATGAGGAATGACAAACTTTTCCTGTTGAACAGCAATCCACACAGCACGGAATTGTTCTTGACTTAAAACTTCATCATAAACAACACAATCATCAGTTTCTTGAACTTTTATCATTGATTTCCTTTAAATAATAATAATATCTTTCATAAGCGTCTGAACATCGTTCTACAATCTTTTCTGGACATAAGCATGGTAGCTTTTCGTCAAGAATGAAGGGATTCAAATCTGAACTTAAATCTAGATACTCTTTGATTTTATCATAAGATTCTTTTTTTGCAAGATCTTCCCAAGAAAAAAAAATCATTTTTGATTTTTTTGCTATTTCACATAATCTTCGTAATCTAAAACAATAATAAGATGCAGATTTTTCAGGATCTAGCCCCAAAGAAATCAATTTTTCAAGAGAAGATCGTGCAGATCTAATAACAATTATAAACTTACAAGATGAATATATATCTTTATTACAAATTGAAGTATTGCGTAACAAATGATCTCCATAAATAGCAGAAGAATTCCGACATTTATGATCTACGCTAAATAACCACCGAAGTGACGATTTATTTGTATATTTTATATTAGATTCATAAAATTGACATTGAGGATGAGTGTTTAATGAATAAATTAAGTTTTCAGAACCCGATGCGAGATGACTAACTACGAGACAGATCTTTTTCAAAATTTTCCCCTTTGTAACTACAATAATAGAGCGGAAAATATATAATTTTTGGAGATAGTAATGCCTTGGTTCGATTTTTATAAACTTTGGACATATCAATTTGAAAAAGGACCATTAGAAAAATTAGACAATAAAAATCTAACTGGTGCTGGAGTCGTCGTGCCGGACGCAATGCCAGACCTTCGTAACGATGCTTATGGAGATTCTAGATCCCAACTACAGCTACACGATAGCAATGATTTTATTGATCTATCAACCGTTTCAAATCGTCCACAAAGATATAAGGAATATGAAAGATTACGAAGTATTCCAGAAATTGAAAACGCTATGACCGTAATTAGCGATGAAGCTTGCATACATAGCACAACAAAAATTTCAACATTATTTGATGGATTAAAAACAATAAAATGGCTCAAAATGAAATGGGATCAAAATCCAAGCCCATTTCTTGTTTATTGTTGGGATTTTCAAAAAGAAGATTATGCTCTTGGATGGGCTTATGATCCTAGAATTATTAAAATCGCAAAAACTGTCAAGGTTTTGCTTGATGATGGAAATATACTACAAGTGACTCCAGACCACAGAATATTAAAAAGAGATCAAACTTGGATAGAAGCAGGAGATCTAAAAAAAGGCGATGAACTTATGCCTTTTTATCGACTAAGTCCAAATAAAGAACTTAATAAACTTAAAGTGGGACAATTTCCAAGAATATTCACCTTTGACGGATGGAAACATGAAAGACAATTTATTGATGAATGGAAAGGAGAAGGAGAGAAATACGAAATTATAAATAAAGCAGTAAGAACTATCTGTTCTGGAGTCTCTGTTAAAAAACTTCGGAGCGTTACAAAACATCCGTATGAAAGCGTTAAAGTTTGGCTTGAAAAAGAAGGATACCAACCAAAAGAATTAAGATGGTTGAGCAAAATGAAAGATAGACGAAAGGTTTTGGCCGTTTTTGAAAGTGAAGAATCTGAAGTTTATGATCTTAGCGTAAAAGAACATGAAAACTTTTGTACAGAAAATTTAGTTGTTCATAATTGTCAAAAAAATGATAATGGAAATGTTTTTAACATATATACAGATAATGATGAAATAAAAAAAGAATTAGAATTTTTATGTTTCAATAGAAAAATGCTAAATTTTAATAGAAAAGCTTGGTCAATAATGAAAAAATTATGTATTTTTGGAGATAGTTTTCAAGAACTAATAACAGACCAAAAAGAACCAAAAAATGGAATTTTAAAAATACAAGAACTACCACCAGATAGTATGTACAAAATTGTTACGACAAAAGGAAGAATTGTAGAATATCAACAAAGTAGAGATGGTCCAGATTATCAAGCACTCACAAGAAGTAGCTTAAAATCCGCAACTGATGAAGATCTTATGCAAAGTAACGCAATAAGATTTTCGGTAAATCAAGTTGTTCATATGTTTCTAGGAGAAGATAGAAAAACATTCTTCCCATATGGACAAAGTTTAATAGAACCAGCACGAGGACCAGCACATCAATTGCGTTTAATGGAAGATGCAATGATGGTTTATAGACTTTCTAGAGCGCCAGAACGAAGAATTTTTTATATTGATACAGGACAATTACCTGGCGCAAAAGCTGAAGGGTTTGTGGAAAGAATGAAAGATCAGTTTCGCAAAAAGAAAGTTTCTTCAAATAAAGGAAATGGAGCAAGTGGAGTAGAAGAAAGATGGGTTGCCCCTGCGGCAGATGAAGATTATTGGGTTCCAATAAGACCGAATTCTAACACTCGTATAGAGACGCTTCCTGGAGCTGTTTCGTTGTCTGAAATAGATGATGCGTTATATTTTAGAAATAAATTATACACTGCACTTCAATTTCCCAAAAATTATTTAAATAGTGAAGATGTAGGAGCAACTAGAATAACACTTTCTTCTCAAGATGCCAGATTTGCCAGAATGATAGAAAGAATTCAATCTTCTGCAGAAGATGGATTTTTAGAAATATGCGAACGGCATTTGGAAATGAGAGGCTTTCCTTCTGATTCTTATGAAGATTTGAGAATAGAAATGACTCCTCCTTCTGCATGGAAAGAACTTAGTGAAGCAGAAATTGTTAATAATAGAATAAACACAATAACTTCATTAAAGGGCAGTATGATAATGAGCGATTTTGATCTTCTTACAAAGTATATGAAATTTTCAGAAGATGAAGCAAAAAAACTAATTGCTAGAAATAAGATTCAAAAATTGGAAGATCTTAAAATTCAGGTTATTGGCCAAAATCCACAACTTATGGGAATTGGAATTCCAGCCGCAGATTCAAACGAGCCTGAAATGGGGGCAGAACTTGGCGGTCCGGTGGCAAACATTGGAGAAGAACCTCCACAAGAAAATGAAGAACAATCATCCTCAGAAGAAATGCCAAAAACTCAATCTGAATCATTGCCGGAACTTCCAGATCCAAAAGAAGAAGACATTAAAAAATATAATTTGGAAATAGAAGATTATAGCAATACTATAGATAGTGAAGATATTGACTGGAGTGAGGAAAATTAATGAAAACTTTTCAAGAATATATTATGGAAAATCATCCGGAATCTTTAGAAGAAGGTTTTTGGAAAAATCTTGCAATTGGTGGAACTTTAGTTGCTGGTGCTCTCGGAGCGGGTGGAATGATGGGGGCAGGAGCAGGAAAAGCCGACCATCAAAAACAATCTGTTTCCGCTGATAATTTTGACAATGCTTCTGATGTCAACGCTATCGATAAAACTGAATTGCTTCAAGTAGCCGCTCAAAAAGTTGGAATTCCTCATGGTCAAAAACTTACCGGAACATTAGAAGCCGGAATAGTAACTTCGGTTAATGGCAAAAAAGTTCCATTAACTCCTCAACAAATTAGTCAAGTTAATTCAATTAGATCAATTAAAAGCAGAATGGGTGGCGGTGGCGGTGTGGAAGTTAGAAAAAGCAGAACAGATTTCTAAAAACCTACTCTTATTTTTTCATCTTGTTTTTTCTCATAATAATTATCTTCTTTATTATATATTTCAGCTAATGTCATAGGAACATCAGTTTTATGATCTATTCCTATTTTTTCTAAAAGTATGTTCGATTGTTCCACGGTCAAAGCGATAAAGTGATGATCTATCAACAATCTTCCTTTTCTTACTAATGCTGGATCAATATCTTCTCTTCCGATATTAAATGTTGCAATGATAAGAATATTTAAACAATCACCTAATATTCCATCACTAATATTTAAAATATTGCTAACATAATTATTATCTTCTACTTCTCTATTTCTTAATACTTTTTCTGCATCTTCTAAAAGAAGAATACAATTTCTATGTTCTAATATGAAACTTAAAAATTCAGGATTTGAGAATTGCGCCACAATTGTGCTTGATACATACACTACTTTTCTCGTTGTTTTCGTCGTCAAATACTTTAAAAATGTACTTTTGCCAGTTCCTGGATCTCCAGAAAGTAGCACGAGTCCATTTTTATTATTATTTATTTGTTCAATAATTTTTTGAAATTTAAACTCTGCGATTTCTCCATAATTTAATTTTAGATCTATTTCTTCAGAAGGAAGTTTTACATCAAATCTTTGAAGATCTAAAGCTCCATCTAATTTACATAAAAGATGAACATTGCCTTTTTTCTTTTTTTCAGGTTCTTTTTCAACAAATTTTTCAATTTCTAAAAGTGTCGAGTTTTCTTGGTATAATATTTTTAAATTATAAAATTTTTCTTCTTGTATTTTTTCGTCAGAGTTGCAATCAGAATCTTCATCATCGTAATTATAATCATAATCATAATCAGACAATCTGTTTGTGCGTATATTGAAGTATACCAAGGCATCTTTATAGGAAAAACACAATTCAGTTATATCTATTTTCAATTTTTCATTATGGAACTTTTCTTTTTCTGCAAGAAATATTTTAGAAAAATTCTTATCTTTTTCCATTTTTTTTATAGTATTTTCTTTGATTGATACGATGAAAGTTTTTACATTTGGCTGTAAATTATATCTTTGAAGATATGTGTAATATAGGTTATATAAAGCTCCAAAATCACTATTGCTTACTTTAGCCGCATAAGGTCTGAGAATATTTTCATTTGTCTTTGCCATATGACTAATTTAGCAAAAGGAAGAAAAAAGTCAACCATATTTTTTAAAAAAACAAATATTATGCATAACTAATATTTGTCGAATAAAAAAACAGAAATTGCGGCATAGATACGATATCAGCTTTTTAATGTAGCTAAAGAATTAGGAGTAAAAATGAAAAGAAAGTTAGTGGATTTTGATACTTTTCAAAAAATCAAACAAGAATCTTTTATCAATACCCAAAAAGAACTCGAAGCAGCAGCCCCACTGCTTGCAGAATCACTAGATCTTGAAAATTTAACTTTAGAATCATACACAAATGATGAAGTTTTATTTGAATCATTAGATGGAGATTTTGTTCATGCAAAATATGATATTTCCAATGGATATGTCAAATTTGAAGATGTTGAACAACTAGTTCTAAATGAAGAAAGTGAAATTGCTGAATCTAAAGAACTTTTGTCAAAAATGATTGATTATCTTGTGGAAAATAATGAAACTAAAGCGGAAAATCTTTTTTCAGAATATATGGATCTTCCAAGAACAAAGCGTGTTATTAGCGAAGAATATAAGCTTCGTAGCGTTCCAATTCGTAAGAAAGTTGGCGGAAAAACAAAAATTGTAGGATATCGCAAAGCTCGTTGGAATGTTACTTCAAAAAAGCATGAAAAACCAAGCTCAACCATAAAACGCATGCGTAGTAAAAAAATCAATAATCGCAAAATGCCTGCTGGTCTGAAACTATTTCTCAAGGCAAAAAGAGACAGAGTCAATAAAAGTATCGGCAAAAACATGAAAGAATGGAGTGTGATTGCTGAAAATGTACTTAATTTTGTTGATCTCCAGACAAATGGACCAGAAGTTAACAATATTAAAACTTTAAGGAGAGAAGGTGAAGTTGTTGCTGTAAAAGTTCCAACAATAGCACTTAGAAACGAAGCTAGAGTTCTTAAATTTGATTGGAAGACAATGAATACCGATGTCGTTATTAAGAGAAACAACGCCAAGAAACTTCATGAAAACAAAAATTTTATTAAGACTGTTAGTGAACTTCGACATCTTAATGCAATTTCAAACACATCAGAATTTGAAGCTAAAATGGAAAATGCCGTTATCAATTTCTCAGATGTGCTTTATCTAACAGAATCAGAACTTAAGAACATTATGGCTAATGCTCTAGAAAATTCAGGATCGAAAAATTTCGATGATGAAACTTGTTCATTTCTTGCAGAAGGTTTACTAAGAACTGCTCATGATACATTTGTTGATCGTGTTGCAAAAATTGTAAGACAATCTGGCGGGAGACTTAACGAGAGAGCCGAGGATAAATATGCTAATTTCTGTGTTATTGCCAATGATTTTTATAGTAAACTTGATGAATCCGCACTTCTTGAAATGCAGGCATTCGTTGATGTTTATGAAGCTCTAAGACAAGTTCATAAACTAGCAAAAGAAGAAGGCAATGAAAGCGTAGCTAACGAAACCGCAAGTTATCTTGATGACCTACTTCCAATCATATCTGGCGTCGAACAGCAGAATCTTGATGTTTTAAATGATTCTGCAGAGTGGCTTGATACAGTTGTTGAAGCAACATCAGATGAAATGTCCGCAGATCCAGTTGTTAACTATTGTGGCGAACATCCAGATCTTGCAAAGAAAGCGAAAATGTCACAGTCCCCTTCGGAAATGCAGGGCTCGACACCAGATTTTCAACCAACAAGTTCAGGAAAAGGAGCAGATGCTTCTGATGCTAAAGAACTTGGAGACGAAGGTTGGGGAAACATTGGAGGAGATGGCGTTTATCCAGAACTTGATAATCCTTACTGCCTCAAATCTGATGCTCGAAAAATAGTTGGAGAAAAAGACATTGATTCAGATAGTGATCAACTCGCTCATTGGGGCGATGATGACACTTGGCCAAACTTAAAAAACACATACTCAAAAGACTCGGTAACTCCAAAGTCTGTAAAGGAATGAGATGAAGCTTCTTTTAGAAAATGAATTGATACCAGGAGCAACTTTCCAAAACCGACTAATTCTAGGAGGAGGAGGATGTGCCATTCTTAACGAAATGGACCTTCACGAATCTGCTGGAAGTAGCGGCGTCGTTAAGTTCCGTGGAAAATTCCAAGAAGCCGACACTATTAATAAAAATAAAAGAACATACCCATTTGATATATTAAATGATAATGTTAAAGCATTACAGGAAAGCATTAAAAATAATGGACTAATTGGAGAACTTGATCATCCAACAGATAGCATTGTACATTTTGCTAACGCTAGTCATAAAATTACAAAATTGTGGTGGGAAAATAAAACTCTCATGGGCGAAGGCGTCATTCTTAATACACCACATGGTAAAATTCTCAAAGCTCTTATCAATGATGGAGTTAGAGTAGGAATTAGCAGCCGTGGAGTTGGAAATGGTAAAGTAAATGAAAATGGCATCCTCGTTATCGGAGAAAGCTACAAGCTTATCACCTTTGATGCAGTTGCTGATCCAAGTACAAGCCAAGCTTTCCAAGAAAAGGTTGTTTCAAAAGAAAATTATGAAGTTTTCTCGAAAGAAAATTTTTCAAAAAATGAAGCCAGTAGCATACATAACTTAAACAAAGATGTTATTATTGCCGCTATCGGCGGAATTATCCAGAAACAGGCAAAAAACATAAAAGAAGAGAGGTTTAAATAATGGACAAAATCGTAGAAGCTTTGACCAAGCTACTCCCTGAAGATTCAGTAATCGAAGTAACTGAAGCTGTAAAAGCCGAACTGGAATCCGCCAAGACAGCTTACGAAGGCGAATTCAATCAGAAACTCGAAGAAGCTTATTCAGAACTAGCTGAAGAACTAACTCAAGCAGAAGACACCGCCATCCAAGGCTACAAAGAAGCATATGCAATCATCGTAGATCTTCGCAATCGTCTCGAAACACAACAGAAAGAATTCGAAACGAGTATGGAAGAAGGTTATGAAGAAGCATATCAAATGATACAGTCCGAAAAAGGCAAAAATGAAAATATAGAAGTTGATATGTACGAAACATTCAATAACAAACTTCAAGAAATGAAGGAATATATGGTTGACAAAGTTGACCAGTTCCTACAACACAAAGGATCAGAAATTTATGAATCAGCCCGTAAAGATCTCGAAAATGATCCAAGAACAAATGAACACAAACTCGCACTTGACAAAATTGTTGAATGCGTAGCCGGATTCATTGGTGATGACAGCGTAAGTTCAAAGCATAAAGCAGAAGAACTTAGTGGCAAAGTCGAAGAAATCAAAGCACAAGTAAAAATACTCGAAGCTCGAAATATTCGCCTAAGTGCTGACAATACCAAACTTAATGAAGCCGTCCGAGACCAACAGAAAGTCATTACAGAATCTGTCTCGGCTAAGAAAGAAAGAATTGAAAAAGCCAAGAATGCAGAGGGGAGAGGACGAGCCGTTGGCAAAGAAGAAATTGTCAAAGAATGGAACGATGACAAAGCTTCTGCACCCAAAAAGGGAAATGCTGACACAACCTTAATCGAAAGCTTAGACCCAGAATTGCTCCGTGATCTGCGAGTGCTCGCAGGTACGAGAAAATCTGACGATTGAGGAAACCAATAACAATTTCTAGTTAAACCAAGGAGAAAATAAAATGCAAGCTAATGCTAAATTTCTAAATGAAGCAAAAGAGCTAGAATCTCGTTGGGCACAAACAGGTTTGCTAGAGAACATCGAAGACAAGTACACTCGTTCTTGCACCGCAGTTCTCTTAGAAAACCAGCGTTTAATCAACGAATCTTCAACAGATTCAGGTGATGTTGCCCAGTTCAAGAGAATCTCTATACCTCTCGTTCGTCGTATCTATCCACAACTTATCGCTAACAAAGTAGTTAGCGTACAGCCATTACTCGGTCCAACAGGACTCGTGTATTACCTCCGTTTCCGATACGGAAGTAACAAAGGCTCAGTTCGTGGAGGTACAAAATCAGGATTTCCAGGTGATGATAGTAACTCACTCCAGCAACTCGCTAGTGGCGATGCAAACTTGAGTGTTTATTACTCACACCAGTTCGTAGAAAATGAGACTCAAGCCGATGCAGGTGGAGATACAAACAGTGTTCATACCTTTGAACACACACCAGTACTCGCAGGAACAATCACTGGTACAATCTATGACGGTGTAGTAGCCATACAAACCTTCGTTATAAGCGAAGCTGGCGTCTTTACCAAAACTGATATCGGTACTCCAGTTCCAAAGGTTACTGCTGCTGCAATGAACTTGACCACAGGCGAACTGAGTCTAACTTGGGATGGAGATCCATCTGCAAACAAGGTTATCGTTTCATACGAATATAACATGGAATGCAATCAGGATCTTCCAGAAATTAACCTCGTCATTGAAAGCGAATCAATCGCTGCAAAGACTCGCAAACTCAAGGCAGTGTGGAGCTATGAAGCCCAACAGGATCTTCGTAGTCAACACAACTTGGACGCAGAAGCAGAATTAACTGCCGTTCTCGCCCAGGAAATCAACCTTGAAATCGACCGCGAAGTTCTTAGCGATCTTCGTAACAATGCCGGAACCGTGGCAAGCTGGGACTTCAATACCGCCCTTGGCGATACCATCAAGGAAAAGTATGAAAGTCTCTATGTCAAAGTTGTAGAAGTAAGTAATGTTGTTCATCGTAAAACCCTCCGTGGTGGATGCAATTGGATCGTTACCAGCCCTGAAGTTGCTTCGATCTTCGAAACAGCTACCGCTGGCTTCGCTCCTGCACCATCAGAAGGATTTACAAGCTCACTCGGCATCCAGTATGTCGGTACTGTAAACAACAGATGGAGAATCTACAAAGACCCACTATTCCCAACAGGTCAGTTACTCATGGGGTATAAGGGTGATAGTTATATGGACAGCGGATACTTCTACTGCCCGTATGTTCCACTCACTCAGACACCAGTTGTCCTTGATCCAGAGAGCTTTTGCCCTCGTAAAGGAATATTGACCAGATATGGCAAGAAGTTGCTTAGAGAGGGAGCTAAATTTTATGCCCGCCTCAGTATTGCTAATTTCGTAATATAATAATAAGTTTTACACCGCAATTTGCGGCACAAAACGAACAAAAACCCTCTGGTCGCAAGACCAGAGGGTTTTTTTGTTGATACGGAAAAAAATTTCTCATTTGTAGCTAATTAGTCGCAAATGTATGAATATGATGTTAAATTTACTATGAACTACCGTTAGCTAAAGACGGCGTGGCTTCCAACCAACAGTCTTATATCAGGACAATCGGCTATCCCTCTATTAATATTGTATCAGACATATTTTCGTTAAGTAATAGCAAAATATGAATTTTAATTATACTATATTACAAAGTAAAAATATGATAACTTTTTCGAATATTGGGTATAAGGGCAGATTAGGAAATCAAATGTTTCAATTTGCCTCAACTTTGGGAATTGGTAGAAAATGTAAATATGATGTTAAATTTCCTATGAATTCAAAAAAAATAAATAAGAATTTTGCTGACGGCATAAAGCGTCTAGCTTGGTTCGAATTGCCAGATATTTTTCAAATAAATTCAGAATTGCTAATCGAAAATGTACCACACACATTAAATCGTTTTCGTGAGCCACATTTTCATTTCGATAAAAATGTGTTTTCTACTATGCGAGACAACGCTGATCTATTTGGTTATTTTCAAAGTGAAAAATATTTTAAGGAATCTGAGGCTGAAGTTAGAAGTAATTTTACATTCAAATCGAATATTATTAAGTATGCAAGAAAACATATGCCTAATACATCTAATGAAACAGTTGCAATTCATATTAGGGGAGGTGATTTTTTAAAATTAAAAACTTTCCAAGTATGCTCGCAAAAATATTATAATTCGGCCATATCTAAATATTTTGTTGATAAAAAATACCATTTTCTCATATTTTCAGATGATCATAAATATGCAAGAAAATTATTTAATACATATGATAATGTTACATATATCAGTACGAATAACGCATATGTAGAAATGTGCATGATGTCTTTGTGTAATCACAATATAATTCCAAATAGTACATTTGGTTGGTGGTCCGCATGGTTAAACATAAATAAAAATAATAAAATTATTATGCCGTCTAAATGGTTTAATAGTGAGTCTAAATATAATTTTAGAGATGTGCATTGTAAAGATTGGATTGTAATGGATTGTAATGGATTGTAATGAATTGTTAGTTAATTAATTAATTAAAATAGATGATATATATTGTAAAGAATTAAATCTTATACAAATGAAAATATTATGTTAATGCCACTTAGTGAAATAGTTGACAAATATGGCAAACCAAATGGAATAATTCATATTGGTGCAAATTTAATGCAAGAAAGAGGCCAGTATTTAAATTTTGGTTTAAATAACACCATATGGGTTGAAGCGAATACCAATATTTACAATAATATTAAAAAATTAACAAATGAAAATGTGTTTAATTATGCAATATCTGATGTTGACGGTAAAATATATGAATTATATATAACTAATAATAATAGTTTATCATCTTCCATATTGAAATTAAACAAACATAAAATGCACTACCCGACAATATTTGAGACTGGTTCCATTAAGATAGAATCTAAAAGAATGGATTCATTAATAATCGAGAATAAAATCAATATATTAAATTATAACTTTTTGAATATCGATATCCAAGGTGCTGAACTATTGGCGATTAAAGGATTCGGTGATTTATTAAATAATATAAAATATATTTACACCGAAGTATACACTAATTATTTGTATGAAAATTGTGCGTTAATTGGCGAAATCGATGAATATTTAAAAGCATTTGGATTTTTGAGAATGGAAACCAACATGACTAAATTCGAATGGGGAGAAGCCCTTTATCAACGGCGACAAGTAAGAAATCTTCTTGAATTTTAATTCTTAATATCAGAGATAATTTTAAATAGTTTTTCTGATTTGGTGGCGATTGCCAATCCTCTGGATGGGAAATAGACGAACGGAAATTTTCCAATATATTTATGATATCTATTTCTTTGTGCATCATGAACAATAGTTATAGAATCTTCTCTTCCTTCGTTAAATGCATTTTTGATACATATTTGTCGCTCACGAGAATCGATAAAGAATAAGTCCCATAATTTTGGTGTATCAATTTTGGTCCATTCAGGATTTTTTGAATCTATTATTTTTTGAATAAATTTAGATCCATATTTTTTTCCTCCTATGAATTTCCATTTTTCATTAAATTCTTTTGTGTGGACTTTTGCTCCATGTTCTAATGCCATTTTGGTATTGATTCCTGGTCCCCATTCGTATATTGATTTTGGATTTATTATATTCAATATTTCTTTGTAATATTGAATATAAGAGTGAATTTTTTCACATGTGCAATATAGTTCTTTGCAAAAACATGGATCAAATTTGCCATAAAAGTTAAAAGATTGTATGTATGATAATTTATTCATCTTGCACTATATATAATTTATCATGAATACATTTACAGAATGGTTGGAAAATCGAGTTTTTTTTGAGGGCGATAGTCAGCACAAGAGAGAATTGGAAGATTTATTGAAAAGAAATGATTTCCACATAGAAAGAAATAATAAGGAAAATTGGTGGGTTAAAGATGGAGTTGGAGTTTCTGTCTCGATTCAGTCAAAAATCATTCCCCGGAAAATGTTTAAAACTGTGATGCGAGATTGGTTGCGAAATAAAGCAATAGAGATGGCTAAACGAGCAAAAAGAGAGTTGGAAAAGACATATTGACAACATTCTTCAATGGTGGTTAATTTTAAATATTTTGTTTAAAAATAATTTAATCTATGTTTTGAGTCTCAAAATTTGCTTCTACTAAGAGGCGAATTTAGCCATTCTTTAAAATTCATTGGGTCATAATCACAACCTGGGCATGGTAGATCTGGGTTGAAATTTGGTGCGGTTGTGCCGCATTTTGGGCACCGAACGGGATGGGGTTCATATTCTATTCTTGGTTGTATTTCTTTTAGTTCTCCAAAATAAACATTTATAGCATTTCCCTTTCTTTTTCCTTTAATTATTCTTACAAAAGCTTTATTTTCTGCATAATCTAATTTTAAAACAACTACTATTTCTTTTCCAAAATTGTATTTTTCGCCTATTTTTAATTTCATATAGTTATATATAATTACATGAAATCTTTTTGCAATTGGTTAGAATTTTACAATCATAGTCATTTGGAAAGTCCTCAAAAACCAGTAAGGGGAATTTTCAAGATCATTCCAGATAATCAATCTTCAAGAATTTTTCATTTAAAGTTGAAAGATTCAACTGTCAAATCAATATCGATTTACAGTAAAAATAATCATGTTTTAGAATCTATTTTTTCATTGTTGCAACAAGATTATATTTCGAATGAAGAAATAGAGATTTTAAGAAATTTTGCCAGACAAATATCAATATATGGACAAGAAATGAAAAGTGCTTCAATAGATATTATAGAATCATTGAATAAAGCAATTCATGATGCGGTGGATAAAGACATGGAGAAATTATGAAATTTTCAAATTGGCTAGAAAGTAAAAAGGCAAATTCTATTCAGATGCCTAAAGAAAAAACTAATAAAATAGAAATTAAAGATGCTAAAGCGAGATATCCTACAGGAAGACCAAATACAACTATGGATGATCGTCCAAAAAGGTTAAGAACTAGAGGAAGCGTCAATAAAAAAGTTATTCGAGATTATGAAGATTAATTTGTACTAAAAAGAAAGTTGTATATCCAACTAAAAATAGTAAAACAACTATAGAAACAAATCTCAAAACATCTAATAATGGTCGTTGGTAAGAAAATTAAATTGAACATCTGAATATTGTCCATCTAGATAGTTTTTTGCTAATTCTTTTTATTTTTCTATATAAAATATGCAATCTTTTAAAAATTGGATGGAAAATTATGATAAGCTTTTCAATCAAAGAGACATTTCTCAAAAGGCGGATATTGCAAAAATGTTAGGTTTTGCAAAACCGTTAAAAAAGCTTCATCAGGGTAGTTTTGCTACTTTGTATCAACATCCACAAAAAGAAAATCTTCTTATTAAAATAACTGCTCATGAAGAAGATGTTAAAAATTTAGTTAAAGCACAAAGTATTAAAAGTAATAATGTTGTAAAAGTTTTTGATTGGAAAAAAGGGAAAAAGATTAAAGAATTATCAGAAATCAATTCTTTAGCGATAATAGTAGAAAAAGTAGTTGGCGAATCAATGGACTACACAACTAGCGATTTTTATGAACTTAGTCTTGATGGCAATTTTGAACTTGCCAGTGAATGGTTAGGTAGCACAGTTCATAAAAAACAAAAGCTAATTTTAGATAAATATCATAAAAACAATGATGTAGAACATTTAAAGTTAGCAGAACTATTTGCAACTTTAAATAATTTAGAAAAACTTTATAGAATAGAGTTGTCTGATTTTCAAGACAATATTTTAGATAGTGGAAATCACTATGTGATTATTGACATGGGTTTTTAACTGACAAACTTCTATTTCTGATCTTGTTTCGTGTTCATCATAGATGTATTTTAAAGAAAAACCAACAGATTTTTCTATTTTTTTAATTAATTTTTTAGAAAGTTTCTCTCCACAATATAATTTATTTCCAACTATTCTTGCTCTTTTTTGAGAATAAGGAAGATTTTTAATATTGTGAAAATTTACTTTATATTTTTTAGCAAATTCTTTTGCGACAAAACTTTCCCAATAAGATGGATGATCTAAATCTTCTTTTATGAAGAATACAGATTCGTCATCGAGAACATAAATGGGGAATCCGCCGTCGATCATATGTTCATTCTAGCCAATATACTGGCTTTGCAAACCAATTGGAAAAACCCCAAGAATTATATTATCAGAATCATATATATTTTAGCATCTTTAAAATAGCTGCACATGACTTAAAAAATACCGTCAGTTCGACGGGAATTAACGCTCATGGAGATGATAAGGTTCATGCCAAGAAATTGGCAAGTGATCGTCGCAAAAATGAGAATCAAACATCAATATCTACTCAGGTAGGTTTTGAGGAACGGTCAGTAATGTCCAAATAGGAGAAAATATGGCATCTTTTACAGTTCAATTAACGCCTGATGTTGTTAATATAACAACAGAAGGTAGTCTAGATACATCAGTTGTTGGTGGAGTTTCTATTCAGCGTACTATGGATTCTGTTTTCGTTGTTAATGGAGCAAATGAAAAAATGCTCTATAGACTTGTTGATGGAGAAGTATATGACGATACAACTTTCGCAACAGGAACAACTGAAGTAGATATTGGAAATCCAGTATTTAATGCTGGTACTCCAGTAATTGATTCAGATAATGTTTCTGTTGGTCATCCTACTGCTTCAAGTACATCTGGCAGCACTTTCTAATTTTTTTAATCAAAAAGGGGCAACACCCCTTTTTGATTATTTGATTTCCACCAAAATTTCTTTCTTGCGAAGTTCTTGCCGATTAGCAAGTCTCGCAAGTCTTTTTACTCGCCAAGCTGGCAGTTTGACAACTTTGAATTCTTCTATTTTTAGATTTTCCACTAAAACACTTTTTTCTTGTGCGATCGCTGGACTTGCAATAAGAGCGGCAATTAAAAATATTAATTTTTTCATATTTTCCTTTCGGGTTGAACTAATATAGTTTAGCCTTTATTTTTTTAAAATGATTAAACAAGATAGTTATTGGTATGTTGAAGGAGATGATGAAGAGGGTGTTATAAAAGCACTCTGTACTATCTGTGCAAAAAAAATGAATAAAGGCTGGTATTGGAGTAGTGCCAATGGATATGGGGATCACGATATTTTTTGTTCATCATGTAAAAATACCATATATCTGAAACCAGAAGGAAAAGATGAAGTTGAAGCCGAAGCCGATAATTAAAACGAACCAGACTCTTTATAAAATATCAAATTGGATAGTTGAAAAATTTCCAGAAAACTACAAAGAATTGTCTTATTTTGAACCATTTTTCAATGATGGCAGTATTCTTTTATCTAAAGAAAAATCTATAGAAGAAGTTGTTTCTAGTTCAGATTTGAGTTTAATAAACATTTGGAGAGCAATTAGAGATGAATGCACTTCATTTTCTTCTAAAATAAAAAGAATGACTTATTCTAAAAATACATTTGAAAAATGTCAAAAAATAAATCATGAAGATTATATGGATGAAGCAATTAAAGAATTTGTTTTAAGAAGAATGAGTAAGGAAGGATTGAAAAAGACATATATTTCTTTAAAAACTGAAATTAAATGTAAAGATTGCTGGTGCGATTTGTTTGAAGAAATTCCAATTGTAAGTGAGAGAATTCAAGATTTATTTTTTATTAATATGAATGATCTTGAAAGTGTTAAATCTTTTAATCATTCGAAGTCTCTTATTTTCTGTTCTCCTCCTTTATTAGATAGCGAAAATGCAGATTTTCATACTGATTTGAGCGTATTATTAAGAGACTTTAGAGGAAAAGTCGTTCTTTATGGTAGAAATTCTACACTTTATAAACGACTATTTCCTGAATGGCATAAAAAAGGAATTCCAGAAAATAGAAATCTTTCAATTTGGAGTAATTTTTAAAAATTAAATAATAGATAGTTTATGCTAAGTTTTAGAGAATTTCGAGAATTTGAAGAAGAAAAAAAAGAAGAAAAAGCTCTAGATATAATTCGTAAGGGAATGACCCTTCAAAGAAGTAAAGATTTTTGGAGTGATTTCTTAAATTTGTGTGGCAATAGCGAAGGAATGGCGGCATTGTTAGATGTACCAAGAGATAAAGTTTCTGGTCTTTCTGGAAAAATTGAAAGACTAAAAGGTACTATTGTAGATTCCGATAGTAAAAAAAATGATAGAATCATCAAAACAGGACATAAACTTTAAGGGGAAATAATGAAATCAATAAAAGAATGGATGAGTGAAAAGGACATGATATCTGAAGATTTTGATAAAAATGCCCTTCAGCGTTATTTCGGTTCTACACAAATAGAAGTTGATCAAAATATTAGAAAAGAATTAAGACCAAAAATTGAAAGAATTATGGATATGGACGAATATAAAGTCCTACCAAAAGAAGAACTTCTTCAAAAGTTTAAAGCTGTAATTGTTCATATTGTTGGTGGAATGAGTGGAACAACTCTTAATTCAAGAAGTGCAGCACGCAAAATTGATGGAGAAATGTCAAGCACTGATATTTCTAAATTTGCGACAATGATGGGTTCGGAAAAAATGGATGTTGATTACAAATTACGAAGAGAATTAAAGCCAAAGATTGAAAGAATCTTGGATATGGATGAATATAAAGATATGCCAAAAAGTGAACTAGAAGCTAAAATTCTTGCTGTGGTTTTTCAATTACTTGGAGAAATGAGTGGAGGTTCCATGAGCATAAGTCGTCTTCAAAATAAATTTGAACAAGATCCAGTTGCACAAGAATCAAAATTGCCTTCTTTTTTGACTTGGATTGAAAACAATGAAGATGCAGTTTCTGATCCACAACATAAGGCTGGGGAAGAGAATATGAATCTTCAAGCTACCGTTGAAAAAAGACTCATGCAAATGGCACTGGATTTAGAATCAGACGGCAAAGGCACAAGAAAAGAAATACTTGAAGCTATTAAAATAGTTCTTAATTCAGTAGAAGAAAAAGAAGAAGATCAAGCAATTCCGGACCAAAGTGATATGCCATTGGGCGATACTCCAAATCCAGGGCAGCAAAATCCAGGGCAGCAAAATCCTCAATTTTAACAAACATTTTCGTATTTGTTTCTGTATTCTTGCATTTTCATTGTTTCTATATAATTATAAAAACATCTTTCATTTGCATCTATTCTTTTCAATCCATAAACAGAAACTTTTTGCAATGCGTCCATTTGGTATTGGGTTAATTTTTCTATAAGTTTTTCTCCAAGACTTTCTCTTTTGATTATCTTGCCATCTATTAGCCTGATTATGACTTTTGGGGGCTTGTCACCCTCTATGTTGATAACTCGGTCTAAACAGCCGTCTGCGGGGCCACCATTGAGCATAGCGTCCCATTCATAACCATATTTTTCATCTTGAGTCATATCCATCCTTCTACAGTTGCTTTCTTAATCTCTTCTGCAGTTACTTTTCTTCCGATTGCTTCAGATACACTATTTATAAAATCTTTTTCTATTCTCTTTTGTTCTTTAATAAGGGCTTCTGGTCCTCTATTTTTTGCTTCTAAAAATTCAATAATATCAATTTTAAAATCTAATTTTTCATTATCTACAAAAATAGCTTTTTCCATACCATCTTTTGCCTCTGTTCCAAGTGTTTTCATCATAACTTGAAATTTGTGTTTAAAGTTTCCATTTTCATCCAATGGAGGGATTTCTGTGTTAATCATACCTTATTATAATTAATTTTATTCAAAAAATACTAAATATAATGAAAGATTTTAAAACCTTAAAAACAATGGAAATTACTAGAAACTTTTTAAGAAGTTTTAAAATTCATTACATGAGGCCAAATGACTCACATGATTAATCCAAAAATAACACACGCTCAAAAGTTTCTTATTATAGGAACAATTTTGGGAGGAAGTTCTATTGTTCGACCAAAAAAAGGTAAAAATTGTTATCTTTCAATGAGAAATAAAGATATGCAGTGGCTAAAGTTTAAAAGCGAACAAATAAAAGATTTAGCATCTCCTTCTCCAATGACTATAGAAAAAACCAATAGATGGCATTCAGTTTGCTATCCATTATTTAATGATTTTTATGCTATGTTTTATGAAAATGGAAAAAGAAAACTTAAAGAAAAAGATTTACAGCTTCTTCATGATAGTAGTATGGCAATATGGTATGGAGATTCCGGTAAATATAACGGAAAAAATATCATATTCAATACTCATATTTGGGGAGAATCTGGAACACAATTAATTAACGAATATTTTGAAAGTTTAGATTGGAGTTCTTTTGTATTTTTAGAAAGAAAAAATCACAGAATTAAACTAGATGAAAAATCCTCAGAAGAATTCATAAAAATAACTACTCAATATTTGCCAGAATACAAGAAATTCGTTTAGTCTCGTAGAATAGTTACACCAGCAAGAGGATCTTCAACAAATAGTCTTTCTTTTGTTTTTGTTTTTTCTTGTGGAGAATCTTCATTTAAAGGCAATGATTCTGAATCAACAATATGTTCTACTTTACCTTCCATTGTGATTTGATCTGGTTGATCTAAAACTAATTTTTCTGGCATTTTTACTCCTTCTTTTGGGGTAATAACTTCAACAAGAGTTGCATCTTGGGGAACCATAGAGAAGAAATAACTATCTCCTTTCCATGTTTGATTTGGTTCTATCCATTTCTTTCCATCCAAAGATATCTTTGGCAATTCTAAAGAAGCATTATTTTTATTTCTAAAAACAAAAACCCCAGTTCCCGCTTGGTGATAAGCAATCGCTTCTTTTTTAAGCATTTTTCTTTCGAGTCTATTAGATATGGCAGATTTATTATTTTTTTTCAATTTTTTTCCCTTTTATTTAATAGAGTTATATGTTTTCAAATTTTTCTTCAAGAGCATCATATAACCGTTGCACATCTTCCTCTTCATCATTTATATTCATCATCGAAAAGCCTGGGCGATATTTCGATGTGCTTAAAATGCTATATAAAGGAGATCGTTGACCAGAATGATTATCACTAGAAAACCAATATATTGCGGATTCCATTGAAAAATTAAAATCAGCAGAATTTACATCCTCTAAACCTTTAAATTTCAACTTAAGATAATCTTTCATTTCTTGCTTCAAATCAGATTCTTGATCGTAGCCGTTGACATCCTCGCCGTAGCCGTTGACATCCTCGCCGTTGCTATCGTACCCATGGAATCGGCGGCCCCAAATGTCTATACCATCTTGATTGTAGCCGTTTTTATCGTAGCCGTTGACATCAAAGCCTTGGCGATTGAATCCCCTGGCATTGTAGCCCTCGTCATTATAGCCCTCGACATCATAGCCATCGGCATTGAATCCTTGGTGGTCGTAGCCAAAGAGATCAAAGCCAAGGTAATCAAAGCCATCACTATTTAATCCTTGGCGGTTATAGCCTTGGTGGTCAAAGCCGTTGACATCATAGCCGTTGCGATCAAAGCCATA